CCGGCGGCAGGAGCGAACCGATGGCGCGACGAGGTAGGCCCCCTCTCCCTTCGAACGTGAAGAAGCTCCGGGGCACGGATCGGAAGGACCGGACGAACGAGGCCGAGCCCGAGTTCGATGCGTCCTCGGTCCTGCCCCCGGACGAGTTGGAGGGGGACGCTCTCGCCTGCTGGCGGGACACGGCGCCGATGCTGCTCCGGGCGGGGGTCCTGCGCGAGTCGGACCGCCGGGCCCTGGAAATGCTCTGCCGCGAGTGGGCGGTCTACCGGGAGGCGCAGCGGAAGGTCGACTCGTCCGGGATGCTCGTCAAGGCGCCGTCCGGCTACCCGATGCAGAACCCCTACATCACGATCGCGAACAAGGCCTTCAAGAACGCGCAGTCGATGATGAGCGAGTTCGGCCTCACGCCGTCGTCGCGGACCCGGGTGTCCTCGGATCGCGGGGGCGGCGGTCTCCCCCCGGCGAAGTCCGGTGCCCCCAACCCGTTCGCGGAACTCTCGCGCCGGCCGAAGAAGTAGGGCGGAGCTCGTGCCGCGCCGCGTCGTGCTGACCTATCTGGAGCGGGCCCTCGCCTACGCGCACGGCGTCGTCGACGGGGACGTCGTCGCCTGCCGGTACGTCAAGCGTGCCTGTGCGCGGTGGCTTCGGGACTGCCAGCGCGACGACCTGGTCATCGACGAGGAGTCGATCGAGCGGCGGTGCCGGTTCGCCGAGTCCTTCCCGCACGTCAAGGGGAAGTGGGCGGCAAGCGGCGAGCGGATCAAGCTGGAGGACTGGCAGGTCTGGATATACGCCGTCATCTGGGGGACGAAGGTCGCGGCGACGGGCCTGCGGAAGTACCGCAAGGCGTACCTCGAGATCGCGCGGAAGAACGGGAAGTCGATCATAGGGGCCGACTGCGGAAACTACATGCTTACCGAGGACGGGGAGTACGGCGCCGAGGTCTACTGCGGGGCGACGTCGGAGAAGCAGGCGTGGGAGGTCTTCCGGCCGGCGCGCTGGATGGCGCTACGCACGCCGGAGTTCCAGTCCTTCTACGGGGTGGACGTCCACGCGAAGTCGCTCTCGGTCCTCGGCGACGGCTCGCGCTTCGAGCCCGTGATCGGGAACCCTGGCGACGGGTCCTCGCCGTCCTGCGCGATCATCGACGAGTACCACGAGCATCGGACGGACGCGATCTATCAGACGATGCTGACCGGCATGGGCGCGCGCGAGCAGCCGCTTATCATCGTCATCACGACGGCCGGCGAGGACGTCTCCGGCCCCTGCTACGAACTGCGCGACGAGGCGATCGCGGTCCTCGACGGCATCTACGATGACGACGCCTCGGACCAGATTTTCGCGGTGATCTACACGATCGACCCGGAGGACGAGTGGCACTCGCCGGACGCGCTCCGGAAGGCGAACCCGAACATGGGGGTATCGGTCTCCGAGGACTTCCTACTCTCGCAGCAGCAAGACGCGGTGCGTCGGGCGTCGAAGCAGGGGCCGTTCAAGACGAAGCACCTGAACGTCTGGGTGCAGTCGGTCGACACGTTCCTGAACGTGCAGAAGTGGATCGCCGCGGGACAGTCGCTCGACCTCGCGGACTTCGTCGGGACGCGCTGCGCGATCGGCGTCGACCTCTCGTCCCGGGTCGACTTCACCGCCCTGACGGTGGTCTTCGACACGGAGCCGGCGAAGGGCCGCAATCGCTACGTCTGGTTCCCGTTCCTGTTCCTCCCCGAGTCGCAGATCAACGAGGGTCCGCCGATCTACCGGCAATGGGCCGAGGCCGGACTGATCACCGTGACGCCCGGCGAGGAAATCGACATGGTCGCGGTCCGGTCGAAGCTGATCGAGCTCAACGAACTGCTGCACCCGGTGGAGGTCCCCTTCGACCCCTGGCGCGCGGCGGGGATCGAGCAGGAGTGTTCGGCGCTCGGCGTCCCGATGGTCAAGATGCCGCAGACGATCGCGCACTTCACCGACCCGATGAACGAGTTAGAAGCGGCGCTGGAGTCCGGCCGGCTGATCCACGACGGCAACTCGACCCTGAACTGGATGGCGTCGAACCTGACCGCGCGCCGGGACACGAACGGGAACTGTAAGCCGCACAAGACGAAGCCCGAGAAGAAGATCGACGGAATGGTCAGTGGCATCATGGCCACCGGCCGGCTGCTGGCGCACCGAGAGCGCCGCTCGTACCTGAACGATGGGGACATGGTGATCCTATGACCGACCTCCAGATTGGAGCCTCCGCATTCGCAGCCGTGGTCGCGTTGCTGTGCTTCACGCTCGCGGCGGTCGAGTGGATTCGCCACCGCCGGCTCGAGACCGACCGGCCGAAGCGCGACCGGCCCCGCCTGGACGTCGATGCGCGCGACCTCGTGCTGCTTCTGGCCCTTGGCCTGATCGCAGGGGGCTTCTGGCAATTCTGGGCGCCCGGGGCCATGCTGGTGCCCGGGCTGATCCTTCTCGTTCTCGCGGTAGGGCGTCGCTGATGGGCATTCTCACGAAGCTACTGGACCCGGGCCCGACGTCGGTCCGCTCCAACAACTTCATCGACAAGCTCGACCAGCTCGACTTCTTCGGGACTCCGTCGAAGTCCGGGAAGCGCGTCACGGTCGATACGGCGCTGCAGGTCGCGACCGTCTTCGCGTGCGTCATGGTGATCGCCAACGGGATCGCGACGCCGCCGCTTCACGTCTGGCGCTCGCGCGGCGACGGGCAGCGCGACCTCGCTCGCGGGACTCGGCAGTACCGCATCCTCCACGCCCGCCCCAACGTGTTCCAGACCTCGTTCCAGTTCCGGCAGCAGATGACGATGCACGCCGCCCTGGTCGGCGACGCGGTCGCGATGAAGACGCGGGTCCGCGGGGACGTCCGGGAACTGATCCCGCTCATGCCCGGGCGCTACAGCATCCGGCAGGACGAATCCTTCCGCATGTTCTATGACGTCTCCGACGCGAACGGCGTCCCGATCGGCACGCTGGAGGCGAAGGACGTCGTCCACCTGCGCGGCCCGTCGTGGTCGGGCGTCGGCGGGATCGACGTCGTCAAACTCGCTCGAGACGCGCTCGGCCTGTCCATCGCCCTGGAGGAGAGCGCGTCGAAACTGCACGCGAACGGCGGTCGGCCGGGCGGCATCCTCACGACGGACGAATCGCTCGGCAAGGAGGCGGTCGAGCAGATTCGCGCAGCGTGGCAACAGGGCTTCGGCGGGTCGAACCAGCACGGCACCGCGGTCATGGACAACGGGATGAAGTACCTCCCGCTCGCAATGTCCGGCGTCGACTCGCAGCACCGCGAGCAGCGCCAGTTCCAGATCGAGGAGGTCTGCCGCTTCTTCGGGGTCTTCCCGCAGATGGTGATGAACACGGACAAGGCCTCGACGTATGCGTCGGCGGAGGCCTTCTTCGCGGCACACGTTCGGCACACCCTCGGGCCGTGGTTCGCGCTCTGGAATGGTACGCTCGACGAGTTCTTCCTCGACGGTGCGGGCCCGCTATACACCGAGTTCGACACGCGGCAGATGACGATGGCCTCGACGGCTGACCGGGAGAAGTTCTACCGGACCGTGGCCGAGGTCGGCATCTACACGCGCAACGAGCTCCGGGAGCAGGAAGGCCTGCCCCCGCTGCCCGGCCTCGACGAACCGCTGACGCCGATGAACATGAACGGGAGTGGAAGCAATGACGACGCGACAGACGATCGCTGATCTACTCGCTCGCGCGGCGATCCTCGCGGGCGAGGCCGACGAGGACTCGCTGCCGATGGAGCGGCGCGTCGACGTCCCCTTCAAGGTGAAGGCCGTCTCCGAGGAAGGTGAGTTCGAAGGCTACGGGTCCGTCTTCGACGTCATCGACTCCTACGCGGAGCGGATCGCGCGGGGCGCTTTCGCCGACAGCCTGGCGAACAAGCCGCTGAACCAGATCGCGCTGCTCTGGCAGCACGACTGGCGCGAGCCGATCGGGCCGTGGCGCGATATGCGCGAGGACGACTACGGGCTGTTCGTCCGCGGCAAGCTGACGCTCGACGTCCAGCGCGCGCGCGAGGCCCGGGCCCTGATGATGGACGACGCGATCAGCGGCCTGTCGATCGGGTTCGTGCCCGAGCGGTGGGAGGTCGACGACGAGGAGGGCCTGATCACGCTCACGCAGGTCGACCTGTGGGAAACCTCGCTCGTGACGTTCCCGGCGAACAACCCCTCGCGCGTGACGTCCGTGAAGTTCGCGCACGGCGAAGTGCCGGAGGTCAGCGTGATCGAGCGCGCGCTGCGCTCGGACTTCGGGATGACGCGGCGACAGGCTCGTGCTCTAATCGCGGGCGGGTACACCGAACTCGCCGCCACGCGCGATGCGACCGGCGGCGATTCGAAGGCGGAGTCGACGTTGCGCGATGCTGCGGACGACGACGCGGTCGAGGCAGCCAAGGGGCTGCTCCAATTCTTCAAGTAGATAGGGGGTCGCCATGAGCGAACTCAAGACCACCATCGACGCCATCGGCCGCGCGTTCGAACAGTTCAAGGCCGACAACGACGAGCGTCTGAAGACCCTGGAGGCCGGCGCGCCGGTCGACCCGCTCGTCCTGGAGCGCATGGACAAGGTCGAGACGCACCTCGACGAGCTCAAGTCCGTGAAGACCGCGATCGAGCAGATCGAGGCCGAGAACGCCCGGATGCGTGCCGGCGGCGGCAACGGCGATCCGCTCGCCGACGTCAAGCAGAAGCACGCGGGCGCGTTCGCCGACTACCTCCGGAATCCGCAGAGCGGCGCCGCGATCCACGCGCTGCAGACCGCGGAGCAGGAGGCGATCGCGCAGAAGGCGGTCACGATCGGGACGACCACGGCCGGCGGCTACGCCGTGCCCGAGGTCATCCAGACCGAGATTCACCAGAAGCTGCTCGACATCTCCCCGGTCCGTCAGGTGGCGCGCGTCGTCACCGCGGGGACGTCCGACTACAAGGAACTCGTCGACGTCCGCGGCGGCGGCTACGGGTGGGTCGGCGAGGGCGACACGCGCTCCGAGACCGGCACCCCGGGTCTCGAGGAGGTCGCGCCGACGTTCGGGATGATCTACGCCTACCCGAAGGCGTCCGAGGAGTCGATGCAGGACATCTTCTTCGACGTCCAGGGCTGGCTCACGCGGGAGGCGGTCGCCCGCTTCGCGCAGGGCGAGGGCATCGCGTTCATCACCGGCAACGGCACGAAGAAGCCCACGGGCTTCCTCGACGGCGCCCCGGTCTCGACCGGCGACGAGGCGTCCCCGGCGCGGTCGTTCGGCGTCCTGCAGTACTTCGCGACCGGCACGTCCGACGGCTTCGGCGAACTGGCGACGTCCTCGCCGTTCAACTACCCGGCCGACGTCCTCTACGACACGCTCTACGGCCTCAAGCGGGGCTACCGCAACAACGCGACGTGGATGATGAACAAGGCCACGATGGGTCGTGTCCGGAAGTTCAAGGACGCGGACGGCGACTACCTCTGGACCCCGGGCCTCGAAATGGGCCAGCCGGATCGGCTGCTCGGCTACCCGGTCGCGGAGGCGGAGGACATGCCGGACATCGGCACCAACGCCTTCCCGATCGCCTTCGGCGACTTCCGCGAGGGCTACCTGATCGTCGACCTCGCCGGCATCCGCGCGACGATGGACGAGGTCACGGAGCCGGGTCAGGTGAAGTGGTACATCCGCAAGCGCGTCGGCGGCAAGCTGCTCAACGACGACGCGATCAAGCTGGTGAAGTGCGCGACCTCCTGATCGGGAGGGCGTGAACTGGAGGGCGGCCTGCGGGCCGCCTTCCTCGTCTCTGGAGGCATAGCCGATGAAAGCGAAGGTGACCACCACGTTCCGAGGCTGCCGCGACGGCCGTCGGGACGTCGAGAAGTTCTACCCCGGCACGATCATCGACGGCGACCTCGCCGCGGTGGCGGTCCGTGCCGGCAACGCGCGCGAGGAACGGGAGACCCCGGCCGCGGGCGTCAACCCGAGCTCCGCCGCGGACGGCGCCGCGCCGTCGAACAAGGCGGCGGCGCCGAGCCGCCGGAAGAAGAAGGCGTCGACCTCCCCGGAGTCCGAGTCCGACGGTGGCGAGGCCTGATCGTTCGCTCGACTGGACCGGGGTCGTCGCGGTGGCGTGCCCCGGTTCCTCCCTTCGTGCCGTAGACCTCTCCCCCCTCGTCGCCGCCGGCTGCCCCGTGATCGCCGTCAACCGCGCGCACGAGCATGTCTTCGCCGACGTCCTCTACGCCGCCGACCTTCCCTTCTGGCAGCACTACGCGAACGCTCGCGGGTTCCCGGGCGAGCGGATCGTCGCCGTCCTGGACAGCTACACCGCGCGCCGCCGGGAGGACGTCGAAGGCGGAGCGCGGTCCCTCGGGCTCTCGGTGGTCAACGTGCGGGACGAGACGGGCTTCTCGCTCGACCCGGAGTGCCTGCACACCGGCAGCAATTCCGGCTTCCAGGCGATCGACCTCGCGCTGTCCCGCGGCGCCACGACGGTCGCCTGCTTCGGCCTCGACCTCGGAGGCGATAGCATCCACGCGCCGCACCCGCGGCCGCTCCGGAGGACGACGGACTACAACTACGGCATCTGGAGGCGGCGGCTCGAGACCGCGGTCCGGATGCTGCCGCCCGGTCGGCGGGTCGTGAACTGCTCGCCGGCATCCCCGCTCGACGTCCTTCCGCGGGCGCGCGCGGTCGACCTCGTGTAGAAGTGTTCCACGTGGAACATCGGAGGAAGCACCCATGAACCGGATCACCGCTCTGCTCGTTGCGTTCGCGCTCTGCCTCGCCCCCGCCCTCGGCGGCGCGGCGACCACCCCCGAGTCGAAGCTCTGGGACAAGGAGAAGGGCTGGACGCAGTCCGCCTTCGGCGAGCGGGGCATCTTCGAACTCGTCAACGTCATCAGCATCCAGAGCGTCTGGGGCACATCGACGATCCGGGACGTCATCGAGACGACCGGGACCGGCGGGACGCAACTCGACGGAGGCTACGTCGAGGTCTCCACGGGCACGACGACGGGAAGCTCGGCGCGGGTCGAGACCGTCCAGCGGGGCCAGTACCAGCCGGGCAAGAGCGCGGAGGGCGGGGTCGGCATCTACCCGAAGACCGCCCCGGACTCCGGCACAGAGAGCATGTCGTGGGGCCTGGGCGACGGGAACCAGGGGGTCTTCTGGCGCTACCACGACAGCGACTCCGACGGCGACTTCGAACTCTGCGTCGTCTACGAGAAATCGACCGTCGAGGACGAGACCTGCGAGGGCGACTTCAACGGCTTCGGTTTCGGCGAGTGGGACCCGGCGACGGACGCGGGCGTCTACGTCGTGCGCTTCAACTGGTACGGGGTCGGCGAGCGCATCCCGCTGATCCGCAACGACCCGACGTGCGCGATCGGCTACACCGACAGCGGCACCGGGTCGGTCGACTTCACCCTTCGGGTCCAGGAGGGCTGGTGATCTTCAACAACTTCGTGGCGGCCGGCGCTGTCTGGCTGCTCGTCCCGAAGGCGGGGAACTCGTCGATCAAGAAGGCCCTCTGCCGAGCCCTCGGCCTCGACGAGTACCCCGACGCTCTGCACCGGCACTGGAATTACCTGAGCCCCTCGGAAATCGTCAACGTCGACCCGGCCCTCCCCCGGATCGCCGTCGTGCGGAACCCCTACGATCGCCTTGCGTCCTGCTGGTGGCAGAAGCTCCACCGCGGCGGTGCGTCGCGCCTTCCGTCGATGGGCTTTCGCCGCGGGATGATGTTCCGCGAGTTCCTGGAGGTCGCCGCCGCGTTCGCGGATGACGAGGCGGATCAGCACTTCCGGGCGCAGGCCTACGGGATGACGTGCGACGGGCGCTTCCTTCCGAACTTCGTCGCCCGCCTCGAGACCCTGACCGACGATTGGGACGAGCTCCGGTCGGAGTTCTTCCTCGACCTACCGGACCTTTCCCGCGAGAACCGCAGCGACCCGCCTGACGTGCAGACCCCCGAGACGCGCGCGATGATCGCCGAGCGCTGGCGCGCGGACTTCCGACTGCTCGGCTACCCGGAGGCCACATGCGAGACCTGAACCTGACCGACGCGCAGCGTGCGGAGGTCGAGAAGTATGTCCGAATCTACGACACGGACGGTCGCTACCGGATGGGGATGCCCCGGCGCCGCTTCACCCTGGAAACGCTCAAGGCGCTGTACAAGGCGCTTTCGCCGGACCTCCCGAGGGCGCCCTCTCTGCTCGACGTCGGCGCCGGGCGCGGGGAGACGATCGCGTTCGCCATCGCTGCGGGCTTCGATCCGGCTCTCGGCGTCGAGTGCGTCCCCTCCCTGCTCAACGACCGGGTCGACTACGGCGTCGCGTGGGACCTTCCCGCGACAGACAACTCCGTCGACGTCGTGACCTGCCTCGACGTGCTGGAGCACATCAGGCGCGAAGACGTGGAGGCCTCGCTCGCGGAGCTCGCCCGCGTCGCCCGGCACCGGGTCTTCATCGGCGTGGCGAATCACGACAGCCGCCGCGAGGGCGTCCAGCTTCATGTGACGCAGCTTCCGTTCGACGAGTGGACCGGGCTGCTCTCGGAAGCCTTCCAGACCGTCCGGCCGCTCCCGGGCGCGTTCGGCACGAAGAATCAGCACTACCTCTGCACGCCGAAGGGGGGCACGGCGTGAGGGTCGCGCTCGCTCGTCATCGGCTCGCGCACTGCCACGAGAAGCAGGACGCGATGGTCGAGGGGATTCGCCGGCATGGCGACGAGGTCGAGGTCGTCGACTTCCACGACCGCCCGACCGTCGACGTCCTGATCGTCTGGGGCGCCCGGCGCCTCGACCTCGCCGCGCTGCAGAAGGCGAACGGGGGGCGGCTGCTGGTCATGGAGCACGGCTTCCTCGGCGACCGGAACGAGTGGACGTCGCTCGGCTTCGACGGCCTGAACGGGCGCGCGGACTTCGGCCCGGCGGTGGACGACGACTCGCGGATGGGCCCGTTCCGCGGCCTGGTCAAGCCCTGGCGCGAGGATGATGACGGTTACGTCCTGTTTACCGGGCAGGTTCCGGGCGACGCCGCGCTCGCGGGGATCAACTACCGGGACGCGGTCTCGCGCGTCGCTCAGACGATCCGGGAGAGCGGGCGGCGCGCGTACTGGCGCCCGCACCCGCTCGCGCCGAACGTCCCCTGCGCCCTCCCTCGGCTGGAGAGTTCCCTCGACGAAGCTCTGGCCGGCGCGTCCCTCGTGGTGACGATCAACTCCAACTCGGGCGTCGATGCGGTCGTCGCCGGCCGGCCGACCGTGACGCTCGACGTCGGCGCGATGGCCTACCCCGTCACGACGCATGACGTCCTCGAGACGCCGATCCGCCCGGACCGCGAGGCTTGGCTCCGACGCCTGTCGTGGTGTCAGTGGTCGATGCCTGACATGATTCGTGGCGAGGCGTGGGCCCATCTGAGGACGTTCGCGTGACGGCAGACTTCGAACGCATGTACTTCCCGGCCGCTGGACAGCGGCTCTGGACGACGTCGATCCGGAAGACGGTCGAGCCGGTCGCCGAGCCCCTGACGATCGCGGCGCTTCGCGAGCATCTTCGCGTCGACCTCAGCGACGACGACGACCTGATCGAAGCGATCCTCGTCGCCGCGCGCTCGTGGGTCGAGCAGCACACGAATCGGCAGTTCGTGCCGGCGACCTTCGAATGGCGCCTGCCGTACTTCCCGGACCGCGACGACGTTCCGCTGCGCCTGCCGCGCGCGCCGGCCCTGTCGATCGAGTCGATCACCTACATCGACACGGACGGCGCGGAGCAGACGTGGAGCTCGTCGAAGTATCAGACCTCCCTGTATCGGGACCCGGCGCTCCTGATGCCGTTGCCGGACGAGGTCTGGCCGAACACGCAGACCGATCGCCTCGACGCCGTGACGATCACCTTCAAAGCGGGGTACGAGTCGGGGACTTCGCCCGAGGACGGGACCGGAGTCCCGGGGCCGCTCGTCCAGGCAATCAAGCTGATCGCGGGCGCGCTCTACGAGAACCGGGAGGACTTCATCGTCGGGACGATCGTCTCGCCGATCCCCGTCTCCGCCCGCTTCATCGCCTCCCCGTACCGCCTGCACTGGTTCTGACCCATGCGCGCCGGAGACCTCGACCGCCGAATCACCCTCAAGTCGCGAGCGCAGTCGACGCAAGACGCCCTCGGCGCCCCGACGGAGGCGTTCACGACGATCGCGACCGTCTGGGCGAAGTGGATGCCGCAGAAGGCCTCGGAGCGCTGGTCGAGCGCGCAGGAGGTCGATATGGCGCGCGGCGAGTTCCTGATCCGCTGGCGGAGCGACGTCTCCGGGCTCGACGAGGTCGTCTTCGACGGCAGCCGCTACGAGGTCGACGGGCAGCCGGTCGAGGTCGGGCGCCGCGAGGGGCTTCGGATCGCGGTGAAGCGGAGGGTCGAGTGATGGTCGACGTTCGCTTCAAGGTCGAGGGGCAAGACGACTTCCTGAACGCGCTCCGCCGCCTGGATTCGCGGACCGCGCGCAACGGCCTGAACCGCGCGCTTCGGCAGGCCGTCCAGCCCGCCCGGAAGCAGGCGCGATCGAACGTCGACTCTCGCGTCGGCCGGGATACTGGCGAGGGCCGGAAGGCGATCAAGGTCCGGACGATGAAGAAGGCGGAGCGGGAGGCGCGCGGCATCGACCAGGGCGCTCTGCTGTTCCTCGACCCGGACGGCTTCTACCTCGCCTTCTGGGAGTTCGGCTTCACGCGGAACGGCCGGCACTACCCGGCTCGGCCCTGGATGCGCCCCGCGGTCGACTCGACCACGGGCTCGGTCGTCATGCGCTACATGCAGCGTGCCGGCGTCGTGATCGAGCGAGCCGCCGAGAAGAAGCGAGGGCGCAAGCGATGACGATGCGCACCGACCTCTATGACCTGCTCTCGGGCGACTCGGGCATCTCGGCCGCGGGTGCGACGGGGGTCTTCTTCACCCGGCTGCCGCAGAATCCGAGCTATCCGGTCGTCAGCTATCAGGTGATCAGCAACGAGCGCGAGGGTTCGCTCTCCGGCGGCTCGCGCATCTTTCGGGCCCGGGTGCAGATCGACGTCTGGGGCCGAGCGGCGGTCGACGTCCAGTCGGTCTCGGACGCCATCCGCACCCTGCTCGACGGCAACGACGTCACGCAGGGCGGCACGCGGTTCGCGTCTGCGTGGGTGGTGAACGAGTCCGATTTGTACGAAGATCAGGACGAAGTCTACAGAGTGACCTCGGACTACGAGGTCCGGTACTGGAGCACATGACGATGGCGAACGGTCTGGTCGGCCTCAACGCAACGCTCGGGATCGGCGACGGCGCGTCGCCGGAAGCCTTCACCGAAGTGTCGGAGGTCGTCTCGATTGACGGCCCGTCCTTCTCCCGAGAGATGGTGGACATAACCCACCTGAACCCGCCGAACGACTACGCGGAGTTCAAGGCGGGCCTCAAGGACGGCGGCCAGGTGACGATCGAGGGCCGGGCGATCCCGACCGACACGACGCACCTGACGGGCACGTCCTCGCTGCTCGGGCTGTTCGAATCCGGGACGGAGACGAACTTCCGGATCACGTTCCCGGATTCGCCCGCGTCCTACTTCGAGTTCGCGGCCCTGGTCAGCGACCTCAACCCGTCGATCGGCGGGCACTCGGACCCGGTGAACATGAGCGTCACCCTCAAGGTGACGGGCAAGCCCACGCTGACGACCTCGTAAGGGGTCGCTGGAGACCACGCGATGACCACGAAAGACCTGACCGCCGACGACATTCTCGGCGTCGAAGACCGCCCCATCGAGCCCGTCGAAGTGCCCGAGTGGGGCGGTCGCGTCTACGTCCGCACGATGAGCGCGCGGGAGCGGGACGCGATCGAGGCGGAGGTCCACTCGCTCGGAGAGGAACGCAGCCTCGAGAACGCCCGCGCGCGCTTCTGCGCCCGGGTCATCTGCAACGCGGACGGGGAGCCCCTGTTCACGACCAAGCAGATTCCGGAGCTCGGCAAGAAGTCGGCCGCGGCCCTCGACCGGGTCTTCGCCGTCGGCTCCCGCCTCAACGGGTTCACGGCGAAAGACGCGGAGGAGCTCTCGGGAAACTGAAACGCCGGCCCGGCCGGCGCTTCCTGTTCCGCCTCGCGCTCGCCCTCGGGATGAGCGTCGGCGAGCTACTCGATCGGATGACCTCTCGCGAGTTGGCGGAGTGGCAGGCCTTCGACGCCATCGAGCCCATCGGGCACAAGCGCGGCGACGTCCAATCTGCCATCATCGCGGCGACGGTCGCGAACGCGAGCCGCGATCCGAAGCGGCAACCGTACAAGGTCGAGGACTTCATCCCGTTCCGAGAGCGCAAGATCACGGGCTGGAGGGCGATCAAGGCGAAGCTCATGGAAGCCTGGGGGTAGAGACGGATGGCGACGATTGCGCAACTCGACGTCATCTACAGCGCGAACACCCGGGGCCTGACCGCGGGGCTCCGAGACGCCGCCCGGCAGTCCGCCCGCGCAACTCGCACCATGAGCCGCCACGCGGGGCGCCTGACGCGCTCCTTCCGCGGCACCATGAATCAGGTCGTGAACCTCCGGTCGGCGGTCGCCGTCCTCGCTGGCGGCGCCGGGATCGGTCTGCTCGTCCGGAACCAGTTGAAGGCCGTCGACTCGACGGCGAAGTTCGCGCGGATGATCGGGGAGACCACGGAGGAAGTCTCCGGGCTCCAGCACGCGGCTGAGGTCACGGCTGGCGTCACGACGCGGCAGTTCAACATGGCGCTCCAGCGCATGACCCGCCGGCTCGCCGAAGCGGCGAACGGGACGGGTGAGGCGAAGGACGCGATCGCGAGCCTCGGGCTCTCGGCGGAACGGCTCCAGCAGTTAGGCCCGGCCGAGGCATTCCGGACGATCGCCGACGCCATGCAGGACGTCGAGAATCCGGCGCAGCGCGTCCGGATCGCCTTCAAGCTGTTCGACTCCGAGGGCGCGAAGCTCGTCAACACGCTGAGTGCGGGTCGGGAGCAGATCGTCGCCCTACAGCGCGAGGCGGACCGCATCGGCCGGACGTTCTCCGAACTCGACGCGGAGCAGATCGAGAAGGCCAACGACGCGATCACCCGGATGCAGGGCGCGCTCGGCGGCGCCTCCCGCATCCTGGCGATCGACCTCGCTCCGTGGATCACGGCCGCGGCGAATCAGGTCGTCGAACTCGCCAACTCGTCGATCGACTTCGGGGAGGTCTTCGCGACGACGGGCCGCGGGGTGGTGGAGGTTACGGCCGCGATGGCGGACGGCGTCCGCGGGCTGCACGTCATCTGGAAGGGGCTGCAGGTCGTCGCGACGGGCGTCCTCGGCACGATCGCAACGGCAGTCGAGGCGGTCGTCGTGATGTTCGCGAAGACCCTCGACCGGATCAACGGGTACGTCAACGAGGCCATCAGGGCCTTCAACCGCATCCCGGGCGTGAGCATCCCCCTGTTCCAGAGCGTCGAGTCGAGCGCCTTCGTCCAGAGCGTGCGGGACGGGGCGAACACGGCGCGCGAGGTGATCGGCGCCGTCCGCTCGGACCTGAACGACCTGATGCTCGAGCCGCTGCCGTCGCAGGCGATCGACGAGTTCATCGCGAATGCGTCCGAGCGCCTGGCGAAGCTCGGCGCCGCGAACCCGTCTGCCGGCGGCGCCCCGGTGCCGGGTGGCGCCGGAGGCGGCGAGGGAGGCGGCGCAGGCGACGGCGACGCCAACGAGGGACCGTTCGCCAACCTCTCCGAGAACCTGGCCTCCGCGCTCGTGACGGGCGCTCAGGAGGGGCGTGCGGGTGTCCTCGACGAGTTCTCCAAGCTCCTACAGGACATGGCGGCCTCGTTCCTACAGTCTCAGGTCGTGAGCCTGCTCAAGAACCTCGGGTCGAACCTCGGCGGCGGCGCTGCCGGCGGTGGCGCCGGGGGTGTCTTCGGGACGATCGCGAGCGCGTTCGCCGGCTTCTTCGCGGACGGTGGCATGATCCCGCGCGGGCAGTTCGGCGTGGTCGGCGAGGACGGGCCGGAGCTCGTCGGCGGGCCGACGCGCGTGACGCCGATGGGCGGCGGCGCGCCGTCCGTGACGAACAACATCACCTTGCAGGGCCCGGCGCGGCAGGAGGACGCGATGATGGTCGAGGCCGCGGTCCGCCGCGGCAACGCGCGCCTGATCGACGACCTGACCCGTAGGGGGCGAATCTGATGACGACCCGGGCCTTCCCCTCGATCACCCCCAACGACTCCGTGCTAACGTTCGTGTCGAACTCGAGACAGTTCCTCGCGCTCTCGGGGGCGATTCAGGAGGAACAGAGAGCCGGGCGCCGCTGGCTCTACACGATGGACTTCTCGGACCTCTCGGGCGCGGAACGCGCGCGGCTGCAGGGCTTCGTGGTTCAGGTCCTGGGGAACGGCGACAACTTCACGGTCTACGACCACGCGCACCGGCAGCAAGGCGCCCTCGGCGGGACTCCGGTCACGAGCGGGACGACCGCCGCGGGCGCGACGTCGCTCTCGCTCTCGGGCGGGCCGACGTCGCAGACGGACTACCTCAAGGCGGGCGACCAGTTCGAAGTGGCCGGCGAGCTCAAGATGGTGACGGCCGACGTCGACACGGATGGGTCTGGCCTGGCCACGGTCTCGTTCATGCCCGAGGTTCGTGGATCCATCAGCGCGGCGACGAGCATCAACCTGACGAACCCGACCGGCGTCTTCCGATTCGGGCAACGCGAGATTGGTTGGCGGAACCGGCGCGGTGGCCTGTTCACGAGTTTCACTCTGGAGTGCATCGAGGACGTCCTCGCATGAGCCGAAACCTGTCCGCGGCGAACGAGAGCGCCGTCACCGCTCAGAGGGTCCGGCCCCGGGCCTTCGTGCAGATCGACTACGACTCGCCGACCGGCTCGCTCTACCTGCACGACGGGATCGGCGAGATTGCGACCGCGGCGTGGGACGGCACGACGCAGGTCTTCTACGGCATCGGCGACCTCGGGACGATCGAGGCCGTCGAGGAAGCCGAAGACCTCACCCCGTTCGCTCTCGCCTTCACGCTCTCGGGGATCGACGCGACGCTTGTCTCGCAGACGCTCACGGACGACTCCGTGTTGCGCAAGGTCTTCCTGTCCTACGGCTACCTCAACGAGAACGGCGAGCTGGTGGACGATCCGCACCGCCGCTGGAAGGGGGAAATCAACGAGCAGCAGTTCGTGGTCGGCACGAACGGCGAGCCCTCGTTCATCCGGATCATTGCCGAGTCGTTCCTCATCGCCTTCGACAAGAAGAACGGGCGCCTATTCAACGACGCGGACCAGCAGGACGAGTTCGTGAGCGACGTCGGCTTCCAGTACCTGCCGCAGATGGAGACCGTCCGGCTCCAGTGGGGCGGCGCGACCAAGAGCTACGGCAACTCAATGTCGGGCGGCGCCTCGTCCCGCAGAGCTCGTGTCTTCGGCACGCAGTACACCGGGTCGTGGGACGGCCGCTGATGGCCGGCATCGACGCGCAGACCGCCATCCGTACCGCCTGCCGTGAGGTCGCCGACGCAAAGTTCGACTTCGGCACGCACGACTGCTGCCAGTTCGCCCGGCGCGTCGTCTCCCTGATCCGCGGCGAAGACCCCGCCCCCGACTTGGCCTACGAAGGCGAGGACGGAGCCGCGCGGATCATCGAGCAGCACCACGGACTGCGCGGCCTGCTCGTTCACCTGCTGGGGGAGCCGATTGACGTCGAGGCTCTCGAGACCGGCGACGTCTGCCTCGTCCGGCTCGGCAAGGTCGAACTCGTCGGGATCGTTACGAACGGAGGCCGGGCGATCGCGCCCATGCCTCGCGGCCTGGATTTCGTTCCCCTACGGCTCGCCGTCTGCGGCTGGCCGGCATTGCCGGAGACTGACGCATGAGCAACATCGCCGCCGGCATCGCGCTATTCGCCGCCGCGGCCGGGTCCTACCTCGCCGCCAACGCGACCGCCATCATCATCGCCGCCGCTACGATCGCGACTACGACCGCCTACCAGCGGAAGCGGCAACGTCAGCTGCAGGACTTCAAGCCGAAGGCGGACGTCATGGTCCGGTCCGCGGTCGAGCCCTGCCGGATCGTCTACGGCGAGGCGCGAATCTCCGGCCCCATCTGCTACGTCAACACGCGCCCCGCCCCCGGCTCGGACGACAACTCGGAACTCTGGCACCTGATCGCCCTCTGCTCGCACGAGGTCGAGGACATCACCGACGTTTGGTTCGACGGCGACGAGATTCCGAACGCCACGATCAATTGGGGCACGGACGGGAGCATTTCGTCGGGGAAGTACGCGACGCCGGCCGGCAAGGTGAAGCTCTACAAGCAGCTCGGGACGCCGACGCAGACGGCGCAATCGGAGCTCGCCGCGGCCTTCACCGACTGGACGACGAACCACCGCCTGCGCAGCGTCGCGACCCTGACGACCTACTTCGAAATCGGGACGAAGTCGAGCCAAGGCCTGTGGGCGAACGGCGCGCCGCAGAACATGGCCGCGGTGGTCCGGGGCAAGAAGGTGTACGACCCGCGCCTCGACGGCACGCAGTCTTTCGGGACGGGCACGCACCGCGTCGACGACGACACGACTTGGGAGTGGAGCGACAACCCCGCTCTCTGCCTCGCCGACTACCTGATCGACGACCGTCTCGGCATAGGCTCCGAGGGCGTGACCGCGGACGACGTCGACTACGCCGCGGTCGCCGATGCGGCGGACGTCTGCGACACGCTCGTCGAGATTCCCCCGGAGACGAGCCCGGCGACGACGGAGAAGCGGTACACCTGCAACGGCGTGCTATTCACGACGGAGAGCTATCAGGAGAACGTGGAGGCGCTGCTCTCGTCCATGAACGGGGCGCTGCGCTGGACGAATGGGCAGTTCGTCATGCGGGCGTCCGACTACGTCGCGCCGTCGTTCTCGTTCACGGAAGACAACGTGATCGGCAACGTCGAAGTGGAACCGGAGCGGCCTCGAGACCAGCGGTTCAACACGGTCCGCGGCACCTTCATCGACCCCGAGCAAAAGTGGGTCCGCACCGAGTTCCTCCGGGTCCTCGACTCGTCGATCAAGACCTCGCGCGACAACGGGCAGGCCCTAGTCACGAACATCGACCTGCCCATGACCACGGGCGAGTACGAAGCGCAGCGGATCGGCTTCCAGTTGATCGCCCTGAACAACCAGCAGACCCGAGCGATCGTCCGCCTCGACTGGTCCGCGATGCGCGTCGCCCCGGGCGACCGGATCGAGCTGACGGTCGACGACCTCTCTTGGTCGTCCAAGGTCTTCCTCGTCGAGCAGATGCGGGAGAGTCCGGGGGAAGGGTTCGAGCTACAGGTCCGCGAGGACTCCAGCAGCGCCTACGACGACCCGCCCGTGGGCGAATACTCCGTGCGGACCGCGTCCGGCGTGGTCGACTTCGGCGATATGCAGGTCCCGGTGCCGTCCGGCCTGACCGCGACGTCGGTCGAGAACGGCGTGCTTCTCCAGTGGCAGGCGCCGCGCCCGACGTCGGCCTACGACGAAATCTACCTCTACGCCTCGCCGGACTCGTCGTGGGCGAACGCGGTCGAAATCTGGAGCGGCCGTGCGACGAGCTACCTGCATGAGCTGGATCCGGGAGTGACTCGCTACTACTGGACCCGGGCCGACAACGAGAGCGGCGAGGAATCTCTCCGCGACCCGGACAGCGATACCTCGACGATCACCGCCACTGCAGGCGCGGTCGAGTGGCCGTCGGTCGGCAATACCGGCGGCACGAAGCCGGACGACAACGCGGACGTCACGGCGGACAACAGTCAGCCCCCGACTTGGCTCACGGATCTGATCGACGCGGACAACATCGACGCGGCCGAAATCGAGGCGATCCTGAACGCCTTGAACCTGCTCAACGCGCCTGCCGAAGCGGGGGCCGACGTCACGAGTTCGAACGGCCAGCCGCCGTCGTGGCTGACCGCGCTCATCGACTCGGGCGATATCAACGCGACGAGCGTCGAGGCGGTGCTGAACGCGCTCAATCTGCTCAACGGGCCGTCGGAGGCGAACGCGGACGTCACGAGCGCGAACGGGCAGCCGCCGTCGTGGCTCACTGCGCTGGTGGCCTCCGGAGACATTGACGCTTCGGACGTCGAGACCGTGCTGAACGCGCTGAACATGGTCAACGGCCCGGCAGAGGGGAGCGCCACGCAGGGCCTGATCGACGTCTCCGGCGCCAGCACCGACGGCGAGTTCGTCGTCGACGGTACGGCCGGAGTGTTCGAGACCGTCCAGACCGACACCATTTCGCTCGGCGCCACGACGACCATCCTGCTGACCATCACGGCGAACTACCGCCGGAACGGCAGCAACAGCCAGTCGCAGTGCGAGGTTCGCGTCACGCAGAATGGCACGGAGATTGGCGGGCTCTCGTCGGCTACCTTCCGGCTGCCCGGCAACCAAGCCTATGACTCGTTCGTGTTCCGGCGCCGCTTGACGCTCTCGTCCGGCAGCTACACGTTCGACCTCGACTTCGCGCGCGTGTCGAGCGGTGGCAACATCGGCGTGCGAAATCGCGAAATCACCATCGAGGAAGTTCGATGAACTACGCAGTGATCGAAGGCTCCGAAATCGTGCGGACCGTCTTCGCGAGCCCGAAGTCGATCGAGGCGAAGCGCGCGGTCTTGAAGCCTGGTCAGCAGCTGGTGCCCTGCCCGAACGGCATCACCGACGAAACCCACGAATGGGACGGCGAGTCGTTCGTCCCGAAGGAGACGCCCTGATGGCTATTCGCAAGGTCCCGCTGCTGCCGCAGCACGACGCGCTGCTCGACGTCATCGGAGACGGGCTCGAGACTGCCGAGTCGATCACGCAGGCCGCGAGGAAGCCGGCCCGTCCGGAGCTCGCTGGCTACTACGCGCCGCTCGCGATCCGCGTTCACCTCGACCAGCTGGTCGCGTGGGGGCTGCTGGAGTTCGACGGGTCCGCCTACCAGCGGGCGTAGTGACCCCCCGGTGGGGAGGGCATAGAATGGCCCGGAGCCACTTCTCCGCCGGGACGATCGCATGGCCCTGACCGCCTACACCCTCACCGCGACGATCCACGACGAGAGCGGGCAGCCCCTCGCCAACGCGAAGGTCACGGCGCTGCTGGTGGACACCGACGGGAACCCGGTCGACGACTACGTCCCCGCCTCCGGCGCATTCCTCCCAACCCTCGTCACGACCCGCACGAATGGCTCCGGCGTCGCCACGCTGGAACTCGTGTCGAACCTGGCGGGCGTGAAGGACACCCGCTATCGGATCGAGGTCGAGTCTGCCGGGGTCGGCAAGACGATCCTCTCCGAAACCATCCAGATGCCGGAGGCGAACGCCACGCTTGCCGGCCTGGCAGACTCGACCGCGGTCACGCCGACGCCGCAGACCGAGGCGGCGATTCAGGTCTCGTACGCCGAGGAATGGGCGAACAAGGCCGAGGACTCCCTCGTCTCGAGCGATGCCGGCGGCGACGAGGTCGACGACTATTCCGCGCTCCACCACGCGGCCAAGGCGGCGGCG